CCGCCAGGAGCGGCGGATGCGGCGGGCTGTCGAGAACTCTTCCCAGCGCGGCGATGTGGTGTATGACCCGTTCGGCGGTCGTGGGACGACCATGATCGCCTGTGAACGAACACAGCGACAGGCGCGACTCATAGAAATCGATCCCGGGTACTGCGACGTGATCCTCCGCCGCTGGGAGGTCGAGACGGGACAGCAGGCGGTGCTGATCGAGCGCCTTGAGCCAGTTGGAGCATAGAACGTTGGCGACGACGACGAAGGGGAATAATCCGAAAGTCGCGCGGGCGCGCGATCGGGAGGCGCAGGCGCTGGAACTCCGCAAGGCCGGCGCGTCGTTTCCCGCGATCGGGCAGGCGCTCGGCATCAGCGATGAGGGCGCGCGCAAGGCCGTCAGCCGCGCGCTCGCCCGCATCGCGCAGCAGACGGACGAGGCCGCGGCCGAGCTCCGCGCGCTGGAGCTGGAGCGGTTGGACATGGCACAGCTCGCAATCGCGCGCCAAGTGCAGCAGGGCAACTTCGGCGCGATTGATCGGTGGATCCGTCTTTCTGAGCGGCGGGCCAAACTGTTGGGGTTAGACGCGCCCGTCCGGCAGGACGTACAGGCGACGATCGGCTATATTGTGGACTTGGGCGATGCCGGCAGCGACAGCGCAACCTAAGCGCATCCTGCGCCATACGACGCAGACGCCCGCGCAGCGCGCGTTCTGGCAGAGCGCCGCGCGCTTCCGCCTGCTCGTCGGCGGGGTTGGATCAGGGAAGACCCGCGCCGGCTGCGTCGAGGTGCTGTGCCAGCCCGCCGGGAGCGTGGGTATGGTCGTCGCGCCCACCTACCCGATGCTTCGCGATGCCACGCTCCGCACGTTTCTCGAGCTGGCGCAGAAGGGCGGCGTGCTCGCGGACTACAGCAAGAGCGAATTCACGGCCACGCTGATCAACGGCACGCGCGTGCTGTTCCGCAGCGCCGACGATCCCGACCGGCTGCGCGGCCCCAACCTCGGCTGGTTCTACCTGGACGAGGCGGCGCTCATGTCGCGCGAGGCGTGGCTGATCATGATCGGCCGCCTGCGGCTTGCGCCCGGCCGCGCGTGGGCCACCTCGACACCACGCGGGATCAACTGGCTCTATGACGTGTTCCACAGCGGCGATCCTGACTACGCCGTCATCCGCTCCTCGACACGCGAGAATCCGTATCTTCCGGCCGGTTTCGTCGAGTCGCTCGAGAACGCCTATACGACCGCGTGGCAGCGCCAGGAGATCGAGGGCGAATTTGTGGAGATGGCCGATGCCGTCTTCCATGCGCGCGACCTCGATGCCGCCGAGGCCGGCGCAGCGGGCCAGCAGCCCGCGCAGCCCGGCCGCGCCTACCTCACGAGCGTGGACATCGGCCGCCGGCAGGATGCGACCGTGATCAACGTCTTCGACACGTCCCAGGAGCCGTACCAGCGCGTGTATCACGAGCGGCTCGAGCGCGTGCCGTACCCGGCGATCCAGCAGACCATCGAGGCGGTCTACGCGCAGTATGGCGGGCGGGTATGGATTGAGTCGAATGGCGTGGGCGATCCGGTGATCGAAAACCTGGACATCCCTACGCGCGCGCTGACGCCCTTTGTCACGACCAGCCGCACGAAGACGCAGGCGATCCAGGCGTTGCAGCTCCTGCTCCAGCAGGGCCGCCTCAAGGCGCGCTGGTCGCCGCAGGAACGGCGGGAGTTGACCATGTATCAGTGGAGCGACGAGAAACTCCAGCAGGATTGTGTCATGTCGCTGGCGATTGGTGCGTATGCGATTGAGCAGCCGCCCCCTCCTCGCCGTACCATCATCGGAGCAAGTTAATGGCACCGACGGACGATTCCGCAACCATCGACACCGCCCTCGCCAAGCTCGACGCGCGGCGCGTGGGCTATACCACCTATCGCAACTACTACAGCGGCGCGCATCCTCCGCTCGTGGCGCCGGACAAGACGCGCTCCGCGTTTGGGGCCTTCTACGATCCCGGCCCGGACAACCTGTGCGCGGCCGTGGTGGACGCGCTGGTGGAGCGACTGGAACTGACCGGCTTTTCCGTCGAGGGGCGCGCGACGGAGGGGAAGCCGGAGGTGGACCGACCCCGCGACGCGGGCGACGATGCCTGGGACCTGTGGAATGCGAACCGCATGGACCTGCGCGCGGGCGAGGTCCATCTGGGCGCGGTGCGCGACGGCGACGCCTATGTGATCGTGTGGGACGATCCCAGGCGGCCAGGCACGCCCGTGATCCATCCCAATCCCGCCGATCTGGTCACGGTGGTGTATGACGATGAGATGCCAGGCCGGATCGTGGTCGCCGTCAAACGCTGGACGCGCAAGGACGGCAAAACGCGCGTGAACGTCTATTATCCCGACCGGATTGAGAAGTATGTCAGCAGAACAACCACCGCGCCCGCGCGCCTGTCGCTCTATGAGCGCGCCGAGGATGACGTGCTGAATCCCTACGGCGTCGTGCCCGTGTTCCATTTTGCCAACAATGCGTCGATTGGGATGTTCGGCGTGAGCGAGCTTGTCAACGCCATCCCCTCGCAACGGCGGCTGAACAAAACCCTGGCCGATCTCGATATTGCGCGGGAAATTGTGGCGCTCGTGCAGCGCTGGGTGAGCGGCGTCGAGATTCCGATTGACCCGCTGACCGGCAAGCCCGCTGACCTCAAGCTGGCCTGGGAACGCCTGCTGATTATGGCCGACCCGCAGGCGCGCGCGGGTACGATGCAGGGCGCGGATTTGTCGAGCTTTTTCCGGGCCATTGACGATGCCCGCCTTTCCATCGCGCGCAACACGGGCACGCCGCTGCACTATATGCTCCTCCAAAACGATCCGCCATCCGGAAAGGCACTCCAAACCCTCGAGGCGCGCTTTGTGAAGAAATGCAGGGCCCGCCAGACCGCCTTCGGAAACACGTGGGAGGATGCGATGGCGCTGGCGCTTCTGATCGCGGGCAGGGGCGACGACACGATCCGCCTTTCGGCGCAGTGGGCCAATCCCGCGCCAACGGATGCCAAGGCCGAGGCTGAGACCGCCGAGATCAAGGCGCGGATTGGCGTTCCGAGGGAGCAACTCCTGAAAGAGCTGGGGTATACCGACAAGCAGATCGCCACATGGCAGGCGCAGACCGGGCGGCGCGGCCGTGGGGATGCGGCGGGGCTGCTTGCCGCGCTCGAAGCGCAGGAGCGCGCGCGTCGCCTCGTGGATGAGGTGCTGCCATGAGCCGTGACCGTCTCCTGCGCGCCTGTCTGGCCGAGATCGAGGAAAATCTGGCGGCGTTTCAGCGTACAAGGAACGCCGTGCAGTTTCATAACGACATGGCCGAAACGCTGGTGGCCTCCCATCAGGCGGCATATCGGGAGGCCATGGGTGGTCAGGCGCTCGATGCCTCGGATCGCGCGACGCTGATCGAGGTGCTCGGCAATCAGTTGGACTATCTTGAGGCGTTCACGCTGGAGATCGAGCGCGGTACGTTGACGGACGCGCAGATCGCGGCGCGGGCACGGCTCTATGCCGGCAGCCTCAAGGAGACCTGGAGTCGCGCGGCGACGCGTGGCCTTGATCTCCCTGCCCATCCTGGCGTCGGGACGCAGTGCCTCGTCAACTGCGGCTGTCGGTGGGAGATTGACGCGCATCCGGAGGACGGCGAGGTCTATGCCTACTGGCGACGCGGAAAGAGCGACAGTTGCGACACGTGTCGGGAGCGTGAGCGGATGTGGAATCCGCTGATCATCGAGCTGGAGGTGGCGTAGTGGGTGATATCCCTCGACAAGCCGAGCCCGGATGTGCTATACTACGCGCAGAGGACCGCGTGTTCCTGCTGGCGATCCGCCAGGCGTTGCTGATCGCCCTGCGCGCGGTTGAAGACCGATTAGGGATGCCACGCAGCGTCCCAACGCGGCGGCGGCCGCAGGAACACAACCGAACAGCCACTGACGTCCATTCCAGTGGCACATCATCCGAGCTTCCCATAGGCTCGGCGGATGTGCCGCTGATGCATGCGTGACACACGAGGCAGGAGCCATGTCAGACACACCACAGGCCGAGGCGACCCAGGCGGACGCGCAGGCCACGGCCCAGGCGGCCACCGACGATACCCCGGCGGTAGCGTCGATCTCCCTTGACGAAGCGAAAAAGTTGCGGTCGGAAGCGGCGAGCTTGCGCCAGCGCCTGAAAGCCTTTGAAAAGGCCGAGCAGGAGCGGCAGCAGGCGGAATTGACCGAATCGCAGCGCCTCAAACAGCTGCTGCAGGAGCGCGACGACCTGCTGCGTCAGGTGCAGCAGGAGCTGCGGTCACTCAAAGCGCAGCGCATCGCGGCGGACGCGGGCGCGCTCTATCCCGATCTGATTGCCGAGAAGCTGTCCGACGAGGCGCTGAACGGCGACAAGGCAGCGCGGGAGAAAGAGATTGCGCGGCTGCGCAGGGACTATCCGGGCCTGTTCCGTCAGGGATCGGCCGATGGCGGGGCAACGGGCCGCGCCGTTGAGTCAAGCGACATGAATGCCCTGTTGCGACGCGCGGCAGGGCGAGGATAAGCCACGATGCCTTACAACTCGATTATCAGCCGAACCGACGCGGCGGCGCTGATTCCGGATGAAGTCAGCACCTTAATGCTGACGAACCTCCAGAATGAAAGCGCGGCCCTGTCGCTGTTCCGGCGCATTCCGATCGCGCGCAATCAAACGCGCTTTCCGGTGCTGGCGGCACTGCCGACGGCCTACTTCGTCAACGGCGATACGGGCCTGAAGCAGACGACCGAGGTCAACTGGGACAACGCCTATATCAACGTCGAGGAGCTGGCCGCGATCGTCCCCATTCCCGAGGCCGTCTTTGACGATGCCGGCTTCGATATGTGGGGCGCGATCCGCCCGCTGCTCGAGCAGGCCATCGGGCGCGCGCTCGATGCCGCGATTTTCTTTGGCGCGAACAAGCCGGCCTCGTGGCCGACCGACATCGTGTCGGCCGCGACCGCGGCCGGCAACGTCGTTGCGCGCGGCACCAACAGCACGGGAGCAAATGGTGGCATTGCCGCCGACATCTCCGACTTGTTTAGCACCGTCGAGGCCGATGGCTATGACGTGAACGGCGTCATCGCCAATCGCAGCTATCGCGGCCTGCTCCGCGACGCGCGTGATGCCAACGGCGTGCGGCTCGCCGAGTTGTCACCCGATGCGGTCTACGGCGTGCCGGTGCGCTATCCGATGCGCGGCCAGTGGCCGACGGGCGCGAGCGCGGCGGAAGTGATCGCCGGGGACTTTTCGATGGGCGTGCTCGGCGTCCGGCAGGACTTCACCTACAAGGTGCTGGATCAGGCCGTCATCACCGACAACACCGGCGCGGTGCAGTACAACCTCGCGCAGCAGGACATGATCGCGCTGCGCGTCGTGTTCCGCGTGGGTTGGACCGTCGCCAATCCGATTAACTACGACCAGGGTACCGCCAGCGCCCGCTACCCGTTCGCGGTCCTGCGGTCGCCGGCGTAGGTGATACGATGACGGAGCAGGAGCGCGCGAATCTGTACACCCAACAGCAGCGCCCGCGCCATTGCGGCGGCGGCGCGGG